AAGAGTATACGCGTCTATGTTCTAATTAATTGTATAGTGACTAATGTATATAGTAGTTTTGAGCAGAGCGCAAGAGGGCCTACAATGTGGATTGGATTTTTCCAACGATGTAGCTTTTTATTAAGTAGCTACAGAAACTTGTGGTTCAGAGCCTTCTATCTTATTTTGCAAATGCTCTTTTTGAGCCTCTGCCATTTTAATATGGCTAATTACGTCTCTGACTTTTCTGTCAATCTTAACCATATTGAGAGTATATCTACCCTCTTTAAGATGCTCCTGCTCCCACTCGAGATCCAGACCTCTCTTTTTCACGTAAAGGTCGTTTAGATGTTGCATCATGTTCTCCATCGATAACCTCCTCATAGGTTATTCTATTTATCTTGGGATCATTCATTTCTCCAAGATAATCCCATTTTATATCTTTTTTTCCTAGTTTGTCAACTATGGCATTTTCGATATCTATTGGGCCATCAAGGCTCTCTATAACAAAATCTGCATGATATTTGTATGCATAAATTTGTACTCTGAATTGTTTAGGACGCATTTTTTCTTTCTATTTTTATAATGTGGCGAGACTATGTCCCGCCACAAAAATTTAGTTATTACGCACCTTCAACGCCGAAGATACCTCTAAAGTCTGATACTCCAAATGAGTATCTTTCTCTAGCTTTGTATCTAACGTTTCCAGTATCGAAGTCACCTTCCATTGCAGTTGTCAATGGAGCTCTTGTGAACATTTTCATACCATTTGGTACGTCTGTAATAATATAAAACGCATCTGAATCTGTTAGGTAGTTGTTCACTCTGTATCCTTGAGGAACCATTCCCATAGAAACGATTGCATTAATATCATTGTCAGCTGTTCCAGTTCTACCTTGAGATTTCATTAATCTCTCAGCTGTAAACTGAAGCTCAGAAGGAATAATCATTTTTAATCCTCTTGCTGCAATTCTAAGTCCTCTTTCATCAGTCATTTTCGCAATTTGAATTAACGAATTTTCTAATGAAGTCTCGTTAAGGTCAGATTGTGTAGTCAATGTATTTTGTACATTTGGACCTGTAAGAGCAGGGTGATCTGTAGCAAATAATGCTTTTCCATCCCCAGACTTAAATGTTCCAGTGCCTGGTAATCCTTTAATTAGAGGATCAATCGCTTTCACTTGCTTAGCGTTACTCATAGATCTTGCTAAAGCTTTTGTGTATCTAGCAGAAAGTCTATCGTAAAGATTATCTTCGATAGCTTCCTCTGTGATAGCAAATGCTAAAGCTACTGTCTCGTGAGAGTATCTAGCAGTGTAAGTTTCCTGTGCATCATCAAATGATACTCCAGCACCTTCACCTTTTACTTGTGCGTTACCGAAACCAGATAACATAACTTCTTCTTCAAAAGCTCTGTCACTGTTTTCGTTAGTATAAATCTCAGCATGCTGATTTTCATACCTCTTATATTCCAAGCCGAACAGTGCGTTCAAACCTGGCTCTAGTTCTTTAACTAGTTGTGATCGTGATATTGCCATTTTTGTTCTCCTATTCTAGCTATTATCTATAAGTGTTAGCCGCAGCATTTATTACAACGATGATGTTTGCACCAGCTGCTGTTAAATCTTCATTATCTGGATCTTCTGCAGATCTCACGATTCTAAACATTTTAGTTTCAGCTTGTGTGCCTGAATCAAACGTTGCTGTTGATGCTCCGTCTTTTGCGTCACCAGCAGCAAAGTCATTTATGTTTCCACATAAACCAAAGATTGCTTGTCCTACCGCCGCATCCGCTTTAACCACATACTCTTGGTCTGGATCGTCGTTTACGAAAGCAACTCCGTCTGTGCTGTTAGTGTTTGGGTTTGTTCCAAATGTAGCGCTTGCTGCTACTGAATTTGCGAACGTTGGTTTACTTGTAGTTCCATCAATGAAAAATACTCCATTGTGAACACCAACTAACAATGCATCATTTGCAGTTGTAAAGTCGATACCACCATCGTTACCATCATCAGTAGTTGAGAAAGCAGAATCTTGGATATAACCAGTGTCACCAGCAAGCTGGATAGACGCTGGGTTACCCTTGAAGATTCCTACACCTAGACCGCTTTTGATTGCGTACTTTGATTGACCACCGATAGCTGGGCTATTGCCTAACTTCATTGCCATTCTAAGTCCGAATCCACTTGTGCTTCTATTAGCCATAGTTGTTTCTCCTTATGTACCTGCCCCGAAGGGCCTCCAGTACGGTTAATTTAATTCAGTGATATTTTAAAATTACTTTTTCGTACCACCGAAGGTTACACGAGATTGCCTTTCAATATTGATTGGCATTCTACTATCCTGCTCCTTCATTAAATCGTTTTCTACTGCTTGGCTTCGATCTTCATGACGTTGAGTCATGTAATCCTGACGTTGCTTCGCGATTTCTTCAGGTACCTTCGCAAGAAGAAGGCCTCCAACCCCAATCACTCCCTTGTATTTGCCGTCGTCGACGACTGGATAATCAGATGCGTTTTCTATTTCCTCGGCACGAACTAACTCATAACCTTCTCTAATTCGTCCAGTTATATTTTTCGTATCTTGGTAGCCTACTACTTCTGCTCTTATCCATCTATACCTGAATCCATCAGGTGCAGGGGGTGCATCTAGAGATGATGGTGGAACCCACACTTTTGGTCTTTCATTTTTTGACCGTGTGTCGTTCGCACGAGAAGTGTTTTTATCTTTTTCCATTTTACGCTCCTTCCGTGTTTTTTAATTGTTTTGCGTACTCTTCAAGTGGCACTCCTAATTTTTTCGCTATTGCGACCTGTGAGGAAGTGAGTCTCACAGTTTGCTTTCCTTGTCTTACAGCTGAACGTTTGACAGAAGCAACATTTTGCGACGGTTTTTCCGTCGTGACATCTCTTTTACCAAATTTATTTGGAAATTCAAGTCTTATTCTTTTATCCACCTCTGCGTAATATTCATCAGATTGTGGGTCAAAACCTTCTCTTTCTACTAAATCTTTATGAATTTCAAAAGCTGTAAAAGTCATTGGTCTATCTTTACCAAACCACTCGTTTTTAGAAGCCCAATCTTCTGCTCTAGGATCTGGAGGGGCTGCAGGTAAATCTTTAGGTGTTGTTTCTGGAAGTTTTTCTGCATCTGTTAGTTTTGGTGCAGGCTCTTCTGTTACTGTCTGTTGATCTTTTAAAGCATTTAATCTAGCCTCGTCAATCGATAAAGCAGCAATTTTTTTCTGAGCCTCTATTTGAGCTGCAGCATCCGAGTTTTCAATAGCTGATGTCAACTCTTTTTGTGCAGAATCCATTCCGGATTTAACTCTGTTTTCAAACTGTTTTACATAATCTTCATTTACTTTTGAAAATTTTGTTTCTACAGTTTTTCTTTTTGCCTCTACAGCTTTGGCATAATCTAAAGCAGCTTTTTCTCTTCTTTCTGCTTCTCTCATTTTACGAGTTAATTTCGCAATACGAGATTGTACTCCTTTACTGTAGTCTTCTAGTTTCTCATCGTCTTTTTCTTCTAACTTTGTTTCTCTTTCATTTTCAAATGTTTTATCCTCTGTGTTTTCTACTACTTGTTCCGTTGTTTCTTCTTTCGGCGCTTCAGTTTCTACAACTGCTTCGTCTTTTTTTTCTTCAATATCAATATCTACATCAGGTCCTGATGTATCTATAGGTACTGTTTTCTTTTCTTCTTCTGGCATAGTTACTCCTTCCTATGATTAAAACTCATGCAAGATGTCCTCTGGACTATCAATTGTTGCTAACACTTCATCGTCGTTTAGCAGACGCATTTCCCCACCATCTATTTTTATTCGGCTGCCTGCATATCTTGCAAACATAACCCAATCTTTCTCCTTGCACCACGGACCCTCTGGATATCTCTCCTTATCCTTATAACATTGTGGACCCATAGCTAAAACCAATCCTACTTGTGATGCAACTTGTTGTCGTTCTAAAGTTGTTTCAGCAAGATGTAATCCACCTTTAGTTTTTTCCTTCATTTTAAAAGGTAAAACTATCATTCTCCATCCGGTGGGTTTTGGTAAATTTGGTTCTTTTTTTGATTTTTTTAAACCAATAAGATCATTGTTTGGTTTTAATATCGATGACTGTTCCTTTTCCATTTTGCTCCTTATCTTCTAGCAGGTTAGAGAGTTCCTGTAGTGTTGCCTCTAAGGCATTTATTTGTCCTATTATATATCTGTATTTTTCCATGCTGTCAACACTTCCTGATGTTACCGACACGGACAAAGCTTCTAATCTAGTTTTTAAAAACCTAATTAGTTTTTTTATTACGTCTTCTAATTGCATCTTTGCCTTTCTTAAAAATTGCAGCGACTTTTGATTTACCCATTACTTTGGCTCGCTGTTCTCCAACAGTAAGTATCTGTATTTTTCTTGCAAAAGGTTTAGATACTTTTTTAACTTTTGCAACAGTTTTTCTTGCATCTGTAGGTGTTGCAAACTTTATACGAACGGTATCTCTAGGATTTTCGTCCGTATAAAGTCTTCTACCAGACCCTTTCGGCTTTTTACCTGTGCCTACTTTTGGGTCTGACATTACGCTTTCTTTTTCATTTTGGCTTTTTTCTTTTTAGCCATAACGAATTTTTTTAATTGTGGGGGAATCTTTCCACCTTTATTCATCATAGGTTTTTTCATCATCATTCCACCACCCATCATTTTTGTTTTTTTCATAGTTCCGGGCATATTTTCTCCTTAACATTTCCATCTTCTACGGGCCTGTCTTAGTCTTGAGTTAGGATCTTTTGCAGCTTTTGGGAACTTTTTCATTTGACCAGCGCTTCTTGCACAGAATGATTTACGTCTTTTAGCAGCTTTAGATCCTGGTTTAACTTTGCCAGTGACCGCTGTTTTTAGTTTTGAGCCGGGATTAGCTCTTCGATATGCAGCCACTCCGGCCCTTGTCATGCCTGCACCTTTTTCCGTTGGACGGAAATTCTTTTTGTTTCTTTTAGGCATTTTATCTTGCCTTCTCATTATCGTATACCCATTCTTCTACCCATGAAACCACCCATCATGGCTTGTTTTCTTTTTGCAAAAGTTTTGACATTTGTTGGTTTACCACCAACACCTTGTGCAACTGCTCTTTTTCTTTTTACAGCTGAACGTCTTTGACCTTCTGACATACTTCTTGCTTTAGCTAGTGGGACGCATTTTGGATATTTACGTTTTGCATCTTTCTTTTGTTTTGATCTTCCGCACTTTGAGAAAGAACCATCTTTCTTTTTACTTCCTATGTCTACCCACTTTTGAGCAAACCATTTATCAAGTCCGTTTTTTGCCATGGCATTATGCGTACTTAGTTACTTTTTTTCTGTCTTTTAAAATTCTTCCACAACCTCTAGCAACACCACCTCTAAGATAGCCTTGTCTTTTTAATTTAGCAGTTGCTTCCATTAAACCACCTTCAGCTTTATTGCCTCTAAAATCTTTTCTTTTTACACCAGATGGATCTTTAATTTTACCAGCACAAATTTTGCTAGCGTATGCATTTGCGTATGCAGACGGGTAAACTTTAAATTTTCGTTTTGCTGCGGCTTTACCTCTTGGACATAGTTTAGTCATTATTTTTTCCTCGCTGTTTGTGCAGCTCTTTTAAAATTAGCTGCAGTGGGCGCACCCTTTGCACCTTTTTTTCTCATTTTACCGCCACGTTTTCTTTTAGCGTGAATATTTGCGTATAAACCTGGACGAGCCATTATGCTTTTGCTTTAACTCCTCTTCCTTTTAAAACATCTGCAAAAGTTACTTTGCCATCTTTGTTTAAATCAGGAAAAGATTTTTTCTTTTTCTTTTTCTTTGCTCCAAAAGCTTGTTCTATTTTTTTAACGTTTGAACCAATTCTAAAATTTTGTCTGTAATCTTTTCTCATTATTTTTTGCCTCCGTTTCTAAAAATCTGTGTGCCCTTTATACCATATATACTCGCGACGACAAGTATCCACAAATTTGTGAACCATGACGGCAACGCCGAGAAATACTCAAAGAACAATTTTACTTTATCCATAGCCATCGGATCGTCCGATACGACCGCCCAGGCTAGAACTCCTATAGGCGCCGTTAACACAAGTAAAACGAATTCGTCTTTCCAGTCCGATTGTCTTGCCTCTAGCAATTTGCCCTGGTATTCTGCTTGACCGTCGGCCATACGCTTTGCATGCATGTGTTGTGCATCAGCCATGGCCATCTTAGTCTCTTGACGCTTCTTAAATATGTGCGTTCCGGCCTGTAAAGCTACTTTTGCTAAACCAAACCAAGCCATTAGTATGCTTTAGAGTTTCTTTTCTTTTCTGCCAACATTCTTTTCTGACCGCCAACTGGCATTTCAGGTTTTCCTGTAGCAATATAATTAAAAGCTTGGTCGGCAGTAGTTTTAGATCTAGGATCTACTTCAATACTTTGTTCTGCAACCTTAACTTCTTTTATTTTATCTAGTTTTTGCATTTTTTTGCTCCTTTTTATTAATTATCGTCTATCATAACTTGCGCTTGTTGTACACCAGTCTTCGCAAGGCTTACTCCAGCACGTAATTTTGCTAAATCTTCGTTTTGTTCAAGTTTATCTTCGGCGATTTGACCTGCTTGAACTAATTTTGCTCTGTTTAAGTCCATTTGAGCCATGTCAGAGTCTTTTTTACGTTGATTTTCCATTGCACGAAGGTCAACTTCTCTAGATTTTAGTTTTAAAAGAGGATCAGAGTCAAATTGTGACGTAATTTCTTTTTCTTCTTTAGCAAAATCAGTTGTCATCTCTGCAATTAACACAGATTTTCTTGCTTCAACGTCTTGACTTATTTTTTGAAGCTGTTGAACAGCCATTGGATCTTGTTGAGCTTGAACCTGTAACACTTGAGCTTGTCTTAATTCTTCTGCAAACTCTAATTCTACCTGTTCTTGCGCCATCAGACTAATATGTTCTAAAATATTTTTTTGTATTGCAGCCATAATCGGTGGATTGTTTCTAACCATGTTAGTTGACATGAAAGTTAGGTGAGCTGTTATGTGTGCTTGGTGATCTTGACCTCTAAACGCTTGAAAAGGTTTGCCTCCAAGGGCACTTATGTGTTCTAAACTTGGGTCCATTGGTTGAACAGGGGCTGGTGGAGGTAAAACTTGATCTATATCTTTTACACCAAGGGCTTCATACATTTTTCTATACGCTCCATATAGATTATGTATCTGTGGGTTAGACGTTGCAAGTTGTAACTCGGTCTGTGCCATTGTAATTCTTTGTGCCATAGAAAATATGTTAGGATCTGCAACAGGTAGAATGTCTACTCTATCATCAAAATCCATTTGTTTTATTTCTCTTGAAGCACCAACAACATCGTACGGATAAACTGGTGGTAAATAAGTTTTAAATACTTTTGCTAATAATTTAAATTCTGATCTCATTGCTGTGTACAATCTTTTATGTATCGCAGACATAACTCTTGAACCACGCTCTAGTAATGCAACTGTTGTACCAACAGCTGCTTGTTGATTACCATCACCTACTTGCATATCAGCAATTGCTGCAAATCTTTGACCTGCTCCAACTACTATGCCCATTAATTGTAATAGTGTTTGTGATGGTTCTTTGTATGGTAGTGGAAAGAAAGCTTCTCTTAAATTACCACCTGGTGCATCTACATCTTTAAACTCACCTGGTTGTATTGGAGCTGCTTCATCTCTAACTCTTACACCTCTCTGTTTAAATCCTGCAGGTAAATTAGATAATGTTCCTGCGTCTAGCAATTGACGGAGAGCCGCCGTTGCGGTACGGCTCAATCCGCCAATCATGTGAATC